AGCACCTTTAACACCTTTCATTCTTGCACAAAAAGATTTACGTCTTTTAGCAGCTTTACTACCACGTTTAACTTTTCCAGTTACTGGTGCTTTAAGGTTACTACCAGTTTCTCTATTAATCTTATCTCTACCTTTTTTAGTAAGACCACCAGTTTTACTCTTGTGTTCTTTACGTAGCCTTACAGATTTTGCCATTAGTTAGATATACCAAATACGTTACTTTCAGCTAATCTTCTTTGTACTTCATGTTGAAAAGCAATATCAGTTTTGTATCTAGGATCTCTCATAGCAGCTACTACTTCAGCATTAGATCTAAATACTTTTGTATTAGGACTAGAAGAAGTCTGACCGCTAATTAATTTAGGTTCTACACCCATTGCATTTTTATACCTGGTAAACATTTTTTGTACAGCAAGAGTAACTTGTGGAATGTTTCTTTTTTCAGCATCTACAATTTTATCAAACTCTTGTAATTCTTCTTTAGGTATATTGCCATCCATCCATTGCAGCATTTCTAAATACTTTTCTTCACCACCTGCAATACCTACAATATCTTCATACTCAGGGAAAGAAGGATCAGCAGCAGGTTGTGAGCCCTCTTGTGGCTGCAAACCATTAAGATAGCTATCTATAAGGTTACGAGGTAAACCTGTTTGCTCTAGCTGCTTGTAGTGCTCTTCTGTAATAGTTCCGTTGTTTTCTTGGTAATGCTTATTAATAGCAAAAGGATCTATTTCACTTTGTTCAAATAGTTCTCCTAATTTTTCTCCATACTGTTGTCTTGCAAGGTCATAATTTACAGAACCATCTTCCTGGTATTCATTAATTTCTTCTGCTACTGGTTCTTCTTTAGTCTTTGCAACATCACCTAGCTTACCTTCTAATTCTTTATAGCTTGCAGCTAAATCTTCTACACTATTAAACTTACCTAAGATCTTACCGTTCTCAGATACGTTCTCGTCAGCATACTTCTGCAAGTCATCTTGTGACATAGGAGGAGTTTCGTTTGATTGTAAAGATGCTTTCATAATTTTTTAGTTCATAGTAATAGTATTACCATGAGCAGTAACTTTTTCAACTGGCTCGCTAGGTTCTGGTGTATCATTGATACCTAAACTACTTACAATAGCTTTTGCTTCTGTAGTTTCTTTAGACGGTTTGTTGTTCTTCTTCGGTGATTTGCTGGTTGGCATTTGGTGTTACCTCATTTTGTAATAGTTGTGCTTCTGCCTGATTTTTAGGATCAAGTAATTTATGACCCTGTAATGCAGATGGAGCTAAGTCCTTGAGTAGTTGTTGCTGTTGTTCAGCTTGCAACTCTTGGGCTATTTCTTCTTTTGATTTTATCAAATTTAAAGTTTCTATACCAACGCTATTAGCTAACCTAATAATTGCTTCATCTATATTCATATATCTTCTCATCACATCTACACCTAATGCTTGAGATATTGTGCCTATAAACTCTATAAGTTTTTGTTTATCAGCATCCCTACCTAAACCATTTATACCTGTAACTATTTTAGGTCGTACTAATTTATCAGGTAACTTAGGTGCTTTACCTGCCCTTATAAGTAGATGTAATTTTCTACGTAAATATTTTATTTGAAACTCACTACTTAATACAGAATAAATCCCTCCTAACGTAGCTTCTAAAGCATTACTCATTATCTGTATCTCAGTACTGGTAACACGTTCTGCATCCCTTTGTATGCTCTTTGTCATAAGGAAAGCATCTTCTAATCTTTTCTCTATTGTTTGTTTCGCTTGGAAAGCTACAGCAAAATCATTACCTTTATTTGTTTGCAAGGTAGTTACATCAGTAGATAGTCCTTCTCTAACTGCACCATTAGGTGCATGACTTACAGCCTTAGCAGAAGTTACACCATTAGGATTTATAAAATATACCGTACGTGCAGATGCAGCAGCACCTTCTATTATCGCTTGCATCAATGCTTCTAAGCTAATTAGATCTCCTTTATATTCATTTACATATGAAGTGCCATAATTAGTATCAGTTTGAGTCCAACGTAAAACAATAAAAGGTGATACATCAACAGGAGAGATACCATCAGTACCAGGTATTTTTTCACCCCTGCACTCTTGAAACCATACATGATTATTACCTTGACGTTCTACTTTTGTATATATATCTATTTCTGCATCTTCCATTGAATCTGCGTCATAGTTTTCTTTTTGTTTTATTTGCTCAAAAAATTCTGGATCTAATGCTTTTGTAGATACAGACTCTTTTGTAATTATTGTCAATACATTACCTACCTCATCCCTTTGTACAACATAACGATCAAGATAATAGACCTTTAATCCATCTTCAGTTATGTATAACAACACATTACCTACAACAATTAAATGCTTTAGTGCTTCGAACATAGCTACTCTATCGTTGCTAGTTTCTATATCTGCCATCACAGCATTTTCTAAACCACGTAAACCTTTATCTATCTCAGCCATTATTTCAGACTGTCCACTTTTTTGTAGTTCTAATTCATCAATTATTAATTTAAAAAATGGTGTGTTAGGTGGTATTAAAGCCATCAACATTTTTGCTGCAAGGCTATTAGTACCAGCAGCACCAAGAGCTTGAAACGGTGTTTTTATTTTTTGTTTTTTTGCAGAATTATTATTAAATAAACTAGGTATTGTTAATTTTGCACAGTCATCACCATCACGTTCATATGATGATCTATCAACTGTCAGAATGTTATATAAACTTTCTGCTGTTTTTTGTGTTTCCATTTTAGTAATTTAGATTGCCACTAGATGTACCACTTGTAGCCAATGGTATTCGTAAGGAGCTAGTACCTAACCTTCTTCTTGTAACTGCTGCACCTGTAGTTCTTGTGCCTATAGAAGTACCATCAGTTTTCTTTTTCTTTTGTGTACCTGGTTTAGTAGGAGTTTGTTGTACAGTCCTTCTTCTACCAGTAACAGGAGCATCCGCAGTTTGCTCTGGCATAGGAGGTGTAGGTCTTGGTTCTGGTAAAGGTGGTGGTGATGGTGCTCTTCCAAAAATACACATTAAAATTGACCCTCTAATACTGGTTCACTAAGCATTGTTTCTTTTTGTCGTTCTTGATGTTTCTTTAGAAAATCTACAACTGATCTTTGACCAGCTTTGTACCAAACTTCTCTATCAGTCCAACTTAAATCTGGTGGTCTGCTAGGGTAAATAGAATCTAAAGCATCTAGCAATTCATCAGTTAATACTGGTAAATTACTAGCAGACATAAAAAAAACTAAATAACTTTACTTTAATATAACGTGCAACCGCAAAATATCACACTCTTGGTTCTCAAAACGTAGGATTCCATAGCTTAACTTCTCCTGTAGTGTAGTCATAATCACCCTCTCTTAGTATTCTTACAAGTCGAGCATTTAATATAGCATCAGAAATACCATTGCCTTTCTTTTCATAAGTTTTTACAACTTGATTCCACATAGATTCTAAGTCTTTACTACTGTCTAATAACTTATTAGCTGATACCATACCTAAACCTTTTATACCTGGAACACCATCTGTAGCGTCACCTGCTATTGTCATAGCCATAAAATTTCTATCCGCTTGTGATTTTGTTATTAGTTCTAATGTGTCACCTGCCAATAGTAGTCCTGGTATAGTTCTCATGTCTTTATCTACAGAGACTATAACTGGCTCATCATATCTACCATTTGTACTGAGCAAACCTAATACGTCATCACCTTCTAAATTAGGATAACTAATAGATTTATAAGTATCTTTTACTTCTTCAATAACATCATGCAAACCTAATGGATGTCTTTTATCTATTCTGTTTAATTTGTATTCTGTAAATATTTCATGTCTAAAAGTTGGGTAACTTGTAAAACACATAATAAGATCATCACTACCTTTATAACCCTCTGTTTGTAAGACATTTAAATAATATTTTATTTTAAAATCTATCATGCTCATTGCTTCACGTTCATCCATTATTAGTTGATGGTTATATCTGTCGTATCTAATATCATGTTGAGCAGCACAGCAACAAGAATAGATTAAGTAATCTGCGTCAATAAGTAATGTCATTAGAAAAAATTTGGTAGTGCTCTTAGTCGAGAAGTTTCAGAGTCGTACAACAACTTATCTACTTCTCCTGTCATTCCTGTATGCCTGGATTTTAATATCTTCATTTGTAGTTGTGACCTTTCATCAGCAGAGTTAGATAACTGATTTCTTACTAGAGATATACATAAATCACTCATTTGTACTAATCCATGAGATCCACGAAAATCTCTTAAACTTACTTCCGCACCTTCTTCATGTCCTTTGCCATCAGGTCTGCGTAAATGAGTTACTACAAGTAAACAGATATTAGTTTCTTCTATAAGACTACGTAGTTTTGTAGATAATATATCTAAACTTTTTCTCTCGTCATTATTTTCTATGCCAGAAACAACTATAGATATATGGTCTAGTATCACAACATCTACACCATCTGTAGTGGCTAGGTTTCTTATCTGCGATAGTAATATATCAGGTTCTATACTGCCAAAATGATTATATAAATAAAGACTACGTGTACCTGTTAATTTATCAAATGCAGCTTTTACAGCAGTCTTATCTATAGTGTCCTGTTTTAGATGTAGAGGTGTGTTTAAATCAATAGAAACCAATCTCATTAGTGATCGTTGTACTGACTCTTCTAGGGCTATATAACCTACTTTCAGACCACTTTTAAGAAAGTGACTAGCAAACTCTCCGCATAATGTAGATTTACCTGCACCACTACCTGCTGCTATAGCAACCATTTGTGTAGGAAATAAACCACCAGTAAATTTATTTAATTCTGGATATGGATAATCACATATAGGTTTACTTGTTTCTTTACTAAATAAATCCCAAGCATCAGCAGCATTTATAATATGATCTGTTCTACAAGGTTGTGCTTTCCATAAAACATCTTTTAGTTCTTCTCCACGTTTTGCTACTAATAAATCATTAACGTCATTTATATCATCAGGTAATCTTGCTATCGCAGCTTTACCTTTAGGTAATACTTTTAGTGCTTTATTTGCACCAACTTCACCAGCATTATCATTATCAAAACAAATTACAGACCTACAAAATTTATTAATAAATTCATATTCTTTTGATAAATATTTAGCTGCTGACTGCACACCAGAAGGAACTGATACACAAGGAAAGCGGTGATTAAAAATTTGACTAGCTGCCATGCAATCAATCTCGCCTTCAAAAATTGACAAGAACATATCTCCTGTATTTTGTATTCTGCAATTTATCTGACCATATAACTGCACCTGACTTATATCACCTATCCATATAAATTTTTTGTTAGCAAACCTTATATGTTGAGCTATATCTACACCTTGACTATTTTGATATGTTGCTACCTGGCATTGCTGACCTTTGTATTCACTAACACCATATTTAAATAGTTCGCAAGTCTCTTTAGTGATTCCACGTTTAGGTAAGTCGGTGTATGTAACAGGTAATAGTTTCACTTCTTTTTTAAATACTGGTTGTTGTATAGGTTTTGGAATAAATTTTTTTTGTGGTTTTTTATCTGGGTAATAACTGTAATCACAGTCAACAGAGAAACAATAAGCATGACCATCATCAAACCAAGCTAAATTATCTTTTGATTTACATTGTGGGCACTCAGTTTTTTTTACATACTTGCTTTGCATTTTGCCAATCTTTAATTAGTCGTTCTAATTCTGCAATTCTTTTTATTGCGTATTTTATTTTATCTTTAGTTTGCATACCAATCGTCAGGAATAAATTTATCGCAATATTTAAACCCATGTCTCGTACACCATTTGGCATACGAGATAGAGTTTTTAGCTTTAGATAATTTAGTTTTGCTGTTTTGAAAACAGAATCTAATATCTAGTTCGGGTCTAGCCTTCTTGATAATAAGATGCTTTCTTCTGTCCTCTTTTGAGAAGTACCCCTTTGTTTCAACAATAAAATTGTCGAGGATAAAATCAGGCTTGTAGCAGCAAGTAATTTCATAATCTATTTCAAGAGATTCATAGGTAAATACAATTTTGTTTTTGTTTAGTTTAGTAGCAAATTCTTTTTCAAACTTGCTTTTGTACTTATTACCAATCA